AAGTCTTCCCAATACATTTGTGCTTCCATTTCATCTTCAACTTCGGGTAAGTGATAACCCGCTAAAATTCTTTTGTTTTCTTTGATTAGTGTGTCCATTGTTTTTTGATTTTGATAGGACAAATGTAAGTATAATAAATTTAACCTGCAAATTTTTGAGCAAAAAAAATGGGGGATTTCTCCCCCTTTAATTAAAGTACTATCTTCGTTTCTTCCTTATTGTAAGGAAACAACCCAATAGACATAACTAGAATAAACGTAAAGGTAATAATCATAAAACAAACTACCCAAACGATTTCAGTAGTCATTGGATTGTCTTTTTCAGTTAAGGTAGCACCCAAGCTAAACCCTGAACCTACAAGTCCTAAAATTGATAGGATAAACGGAAACATTTTTAATTCTTTCATTGTGTTTTGATTTTATGATACAAAGATAATTGGATTAAATTTAACTTGCAAATTTTATTTTAATTATTTTTTAATGCACAGGACCACAAGTCTGATAGTTTGTTCTCCATTGTTTACAATTGTGGCTTTCAGTACTGCAAGATGCTAGTAACATAGCAATAAATAAAACTGCAAGGACGTAGATTAGAAAGTAAGTGATAAGTTGTTTCATTTTGTTTAGTTTTGATAGTGCAAAGTTAGACATAATATTTTTAATGCTCAAATTTTAAGATAAAAAAATAAATAAAAAAAGTTACAATAAAGTTTGGCGGTTAAATTTATTATATGTACCTTTGTATTGTCATTGAGAAACAATGAAGGGCGGCTCCTAAGAGTGCGAAGGGATCAAAGGTAGGTTGCCCCAAACTTTTCTGGCTATAAACAAAAAAAGTTACCCACATTGTTAGTGTGGATAACTTCTTGTTAAATTATTTGTGTATGAAAAACTTATCCGAAGATAAGTTTCTCACCACATTTGATTTCTTCAATTCCTTCAATCTTGATTGTGCGAATTACCACATCATTTTCAAGACCTTGATTAACTGCTTTGCTCGGCTTTTGTTTGAACTGCTTGATTGTTTCCAATTCGTTTTCAGTTGCTTCAACACCATTTACAAAGTATTTCTCGGTTTGTGCATTGTTACAAGCGAATTTAAGGTATTCGCAAGACATATCGCTTTTCTTTGCTACGATTGAGCCATTGAAACTATCATTTACAGGTGTAAACCAATTTTCTTTTGCTTGAAAATCTGCTTCTTTGCCCTCACGAACACGAGCATTGTTTACCATATTTTGATAGTTAGCATTGAGCAACATATTGTAGTTTACCAATTTGGTAATTGTTGCATTACGCAAAGGATTGTTGGTTTTCAACATCTTTTGTTCAACTACCGCTACAACTTGTGCGAATGTAGCACTACCGCCATCTTTGATTAAAGTTGCGATGATTTGAGATTTTTTGTTTTGCATATCTATTTGTTTTTTGATTATGATACAAAGGTAAGTACAATTTTTTTAACCTGCAAATTTTATTGCAATTATTTTTAAAAATTTTCTTTTTCAAAGTCAAGACCCACATCTTCAATCATATCAATAAAGTCGTATTCCTTTTTAATTTCCTCAACTTCATCTTTAATTAACATCGCTTCAAAGTCAATCGCTTGTTCTTTTAGTATCGCTAATCCTGGATGCATAGCCCCATTCTTAACTTTAAATATAAGAGTATTCTTCTCACCCAACAACTCATTCATTTTGTCGTTGATAGCGTTTAATCTGCGAAGCAATTCTTGCTTTCTAATTGCGGTTTCTTTTATCATTGTCTTTTGATTTAATAATGCAAATGTCGGTGTATTAAATTTAACCTACAAGTTTTCACCACTTGAGTTATCCACAAGTTATTAACAAAAAGGGGATCTATAATTAGACCCCCCTTTTCTCTCATCAAACAAACAAATAATTGTGATTAGATTGCATCTCACTTGATAGTAGTTGCATATCTTTGTAAAACTTCCACTCATCAATATCAACCAATATCTTAATGGTTTGGTTGTTATCAATAACATTTTTCCACTTGTTTTTAAGAACGATGAAAAAGTTTTCAGCCACTTTTAGTTGTGGTTCATTCCTACAACTCCATAGTGTTTTGAATACTTTTGACTTCTCATTCTCATAATGGTGTCCGAATTCAGATAGCATATTCATAGTGTTTTGATTTGAATACAAAGATAGATGTAATAAATTTAACCTACAAGCCGTTACGATATTTTCTTTTCATATTATCGAACAATGCCTCGGGATTGTCAATAGCAAGGTTTACCGCTTGGTTAATTAACCACGATGGATGTACTTGCAATTTCTTCGCTGCTCTTTCAAGTCTTTCCATATCGACTTTCTCCATAGCGAAATGTCTTACTTTTCTTTGGTTGTAAATTGTTGCCATATTGTTTTTGATTTATGAATACAAAGATAGATGTAATAAATTTAATGTGCAAATTTTAATTCACTTTTTTTTTCGATCGAAAATGAATACAAAGGAAAAGGGGCTTTCGCCCCTAACCTAATCAAAACACAAGTACATTCTCTTTTATTCAACTAAATCGAATTCAAACTTTTCAAATCCTTTCGGTTCTGTATTACTAACAGAAACCACATCTCTCGCCCACAATCCAATTAAGGAACTTTCACCTCTGTAATCTCCACCACCACGACCATTGCCCTCGCAAGTTAATAGTGGTAAAGGGTGAATTCTCCAACCGTCATTATCTGGTACTTCATTTTTATCCACATAACATTTCTTTGTGTGGTTAATTACGAAACGATAATCTTCGTCTTCCTTTGGTACGTTTGGGGTAACCTTTTCGGTATCTTTGCAACGACTATACACATTGCTTTTACGACCTTTGCAGTCATCAGCATAATCTCCCGCCCAAACAACCCTTTTAGGGTTATCAGCGATTAATGTTTCGAACGCCCTAACAAAACCATTCTTTAACCAAGAATGTTCCATTAGTTTAAGGCCTGAACCAGATTTGAATACAGACCCGTCTTCACGTGTCCATTCTTCCTTAATGTCGTGTGAATAAACCCACGCTTTAACTGTTTTTTTGTTTTCCCCTAAAATTGCGGGGTGATAATACTGTCCCATATTGTTTTTGATTTATGAATACAAAGGTAAGTATAATTTTTTTAACCTGCAAACTTTTTTACAAATTAATCTTCAATAACATTAAATTTGTTGAAATCAAATCGCTCAAATAATTCACTTGCCAGTTCTTCATTAGTGTATTCAGCATAACCTTTATGCCCGTACTCCAATAAAGCTGCTGCGTAGGAATCATCCCCGTCTTGATGACCCGTTATAAACGAATCAATATCATCATCAACCAATTTATTAATGGCGTCTTGTCTTTTAATCGTTTCCATATGGTGCCTCATTAAAGGTTCTAAAATCGTCATCTACTCTATTTGATTGTGTGCGATAGTATTCAGCGATGTTGATAATCTCATCAACCAATTGCTCATCGGACATCCTCGCAAATTTCTTTGCATCCTCAATGGTTTCTATCTCATCACCCGCCATATCAAAGATGGCGTTGATTAGTTTTTGTCTTATCGTTTCTTTCATAGTACAAAGGTAAGTGTAATAAATTTAACCTGCAAATTTTATTATGAAAAAAGTTTCCAAGTTAATGATTCGTCACTAGATAAATCACAAGCAATCTCAATATTATTTAAATGCGTCCAACACTCATCTGCCATACCTGTTGGCTTTTGAAATGTCTCACCCAATCCATTCTTATAGATGAATGCACGAATAACCTTTAGATCGTCCTCAACCATGGCTAGTCGGTGTTTTAATTGTTCTACCTCGTTCATATTATGATAGTTTTTCTAATTCAGTTATATACGCCTCGAATTCATTTCTCATCTCATCAGTATCAAATTGTGGTTTACCTTCATCATCAATGTAATAATAAACCCCAACCTTAATTTCCTTTGGTAAGATGTCTTCAACCTCAAGTTCCCCACTATGAATACACTCAATGATTCTTTCCTCGTATTCCTTTTGAATATTATAGGGACAATCGCAAACTCGTAACGCCTCGAACTCATCTTCATTTAATCCAAGTAAAGCGTCTTCTTTACTACCTGCAAAGAATATCTTTCCGTCAGTCCAACGAACAAATGTGTTGGTTTTCTTTTCTCTAACAAGGTAAGTACCTTCTTTTCTATAAATGTTCATAGTGTTTTGATTTATGATACAAAGATACTTATAATAAATTTAACTCGCAAATTTTATTACAATTTTTTTTACATCCACCCTTGTTTATATATCTTAGGTGTTTTACCAACCTTAGACCAAAACTCAAACCACTCACCCCACTCACCTCGTCTGTGTCGGTAGACCGCAACATTCTCATCAAAACTATCTTTCATAAACGAATTCATTCTCCGTTTAACTTCAGCGTATGTTGATACCTCTATCCCTTTCTGCTTTCCGTTCTCGTCCGTATAACGAACATAAGGTTTAAATGCTTTTGCCATAATTATAAGTGTGTTTGATATCCACAATTTAGACATTCAATATAAGGTTTCCCACCCTCTCTAACTGCAACACTATCCACTGGTAATAGATACCATTCGTTGTTGCTACATTCTGGACATTTGGCTTCCTCACTACCCATTCGTTCGGTCATAGTGATTTGCCCTTTATGAAACGGATATACCTCATCAAGTACATTCCCTTTAATTTCTTTTAATACCGATTGGTAGAATTTTGGTTTTGGTAACTTAGCCATGTTGTTTTGTTTTTGATAGTGCAAAGATACTTATAATAAATTTAACTCGCAAATTTTCGATCGAAAATTATTAACAAAAAAGGGAACTTTCGTTCCCCTCTTGTTTATCAAAATCAAATCACAAATCAATCTTCACTATCGGTGTATTCAATACAATTACACTCAACAAATAGTTTCAAGTGTCGCACATCATCAACATAAACAAACTCCATTTGCATAGTATCTTCGTTTGTTGTGTTAAATCGGTGGCTCTCATCTTCAACCTCACCCCCTGTTTCGGGTTGGAAATCGTATGAGTGGTTTTCAAATTTATCTTGCAAATCTTTGATAGCAACTTCAAGTTCATCAGTTAAGATAAAATCTTTTTTGTAATCAACACTCGCACCATTCCAATTTGAATTAGCCATACCCAAAATGTATTCATCAAGTATCTTAAATTCCTCATCAGTAATTGGTACTAAAACTTCACCACTTTTGTTTTCCGACCATTCAGCTTCTGCTGATTTGGTGTAATAAAACTCATCACCCTCATCAGACAATTCAATACGAACATAACCACTTTCACCAATATAGTGTCCATCGGATGCTTCGTAGAACTGAACATTTTTATACACCTCATCTTCAAAGTAACTTTCCAAGTTACCACTTTCATCAACGACATTACCATCTACATCATAGAATGATAGTGAGGTGTCGTTCATACTATCACCACCACAACTGAACTGAAATTCAGCGTATGAAATGTTAGCCTCGTTCCATTTTTTAATTATTTCTTGCATATTGTTTTGATTTATGATACAAAGATAAGTGTAATAAATTTAACTCGCAAACTTTTCTTCATTTTCTTTTCTTAATTTTTCCAAGAAAAGATTTGCAGTTTCAATCGCTTCGGGGTTTTCAACTAATTTAACTCCGTTGCACATCCACTCTTGCACTTCCAAGTGTTTAAGATAATCTTGTGGTGTTGGTACGAACTTCATACGGAAATCTTCCAATATGTGCAACATAGCAATATCAACCACATCAACACTTTTTCCATCCGAATTGGTTATATTGTAACCGAATATCTTTGGAACAATAGTGTAAGCGAACCAAGTGTTATGTGTTAATAACCTCGCTGAATTGTTGTTCATAGTCGCTTTCGGACTATCAATCAGTTCGTGGATTGCCAAGTAATCTTCTACTTTACCACCCCAACGCTTAACTGAACTTTTTGAATGAATTAAAGGATTTGCCATTGTGTTTTGTTTTGATAGTACAAATGTACATACAATAAATTTAACCTGCAAACTTTATTGTAAAAATTATTTCATTTGTCTTACCAACGCAACATACCTTCCGTCTT